ACGACATGGAGACCACTGAAATGACCATCGGCGACGATGTGCTGGACGAGATTTTGTCTGATGCTCCCGCAAAGGAGCCGATGACACCCGAACCGACAACTTCCGCGGCAGAACAGCAGCCCGGACAGGTGCGAGACGACAAAGGACGCTTTGCCCCCGTGGCAGGCGAGCCGGCGCCCCCCGCAACGCCTGTCGAGCAGCCTGTTCAGCAGATCGCAGATCCGCAGAGGGGGACTGTCCCTCTCCCGGCGTTGCATGAAGCGCGGCAGGAAGCCAAACAGGCCAAAGATGAGGCCGCCGACCTTCGGCGCCAACTCGCGGAACTGACCGGCAAGGTCGAAATCCTCACCCGCACGCAGCCGCAGCCGCAGACGCAGGAACAGGTCAAGCCGAAAGACTTCTGGGACAACCCGGACGAGTTCGCCATGGAGAAGGCCCGCGCGGCCGTCGCCCCTGTCGAAACAATGGTCCGGCAGTTCATCTTCTCCAATTCCGAGCAAGCGGCTCTCCGCGAGCACGGAAACGAGAAGGTGGTCGCAGCCCAGGACGCTCTCAAGGCCGCCGTCCAGCGTGGCGAGATCAACCCGCAGGAAGTCCAGGCACGCCTCACCGCGTCAATGGACCCCGTCGGAGATGTCGTCCGCTGGCACCAGCGTCAAAGCGCCCTGCAGACGGTCGGAAGCGATCCGAACGCTTGGCTCGAGGCTGAAATCCAGAAGCGTATGGCTGACCCAGCCTTTCAGGCGAAGGTCATCGAGGCCGCACGCGGAACGGCTGCTGCACAGCCCGCGAATGCCAATGGTCAGGCACCCGCTACGCAACTGCCTCCCACTCTCAGCGCCATGCCTGGCGGGGCCAATGCCTCGACCGGCGGGGACCTGAGTTCGGAAGCGCTCTTCTCTCAAGTGACCGCAGGAATCGGCGCGCGCCGCCGGTAGCACGGTCGATCAAAAGGACCGCCTCAAATGGCCGTTACCTCTCCGCAGGACAACAACAAGCTGGTCAAATATGTGACCGACATCACGCGCGAATATGTGCGTGAGAATCTGTTCTCGCCCTATATGGGCACGGACATCAACTCCATCATCCGCCTCCGCCACGAACTGCGTTCTGGTGGCCAGGATATGAACATCCCGATCGTCACCAAGCTCACCGGGGCCGGTGTCGGCGCTGACACTCTCGTCGGCAACGAAGAGGCGATCGATGACTACGGCATGCGCCTGCGTGTCGGCTGGGCGCGCAACGCCGTCACTACCAAGAAGTCCGAAGAGCAGAAATCCTCGGTGGACCTCTTCGGCGAGGCCAAGCCGCTGCTGAGCGATTGGGGCAAGGAGCTGCAGCGTGACGAGATCATCGCCGGGCTGATGGCTCTCCCGTCGGAAACCCTGCCGACCTCGGACGGCGTGCGCGTCAACGGCATCCTCTATGAGGACGCGACCGCGACGCAGCGCAATACGTGGAATGCGGCCAACTCCGACCGCGTGCTCTACGGCAATGGCACCTCGAACTACAACGCCACTCACGCGACCGCGCTGGGCAACATCGACACCACCAACGACAAGTTCGTGAAGGCGACCCTCAAGCTGTTCAAGCGCATCGCGCGCAACGCCAGCCCGAAGATCAAGCCCTTCAAGGTCTCCGATGGCCGCGAGTACTACGTTGCCTTCGCCGGCACCAACACGTTCCGCGACATTTCGGACAGCCTCGAAACTGTCAACAAGGACGCCCGCGCCCGCGAAGGCAACGGCATGGACGACAACCCGCTCTTCCAGGCGGGCGATTTGCTCTATGATGGCGTCATCATCCGCGAAGTCCCGGAAATCTCGGCGTTCACCACCAATGTGTGGACCTCGCTTCTCACGGCCGGCAACTCGTCCAGCCGCGTCGAGCCGGTGTTCCTGTGCGGACAGCAGGCCCTTGCGTTTGGCTGGGGTCAGATGCCTCGCAATACCGAGCGCACCGAGACCGACTACGGCTTCATCAAGGGCGCCGGCATCGAAATGGCCTACGGCATCGAGAAGGTGTTCAAGAAGCACCCGAAGTCCGGCTCGAACCTCGTCCAGTGGGGCGTAGCTACGGGCTTCTTCAGCGCCGCCGTCGACGCCTGATGATCGCGGGGAGGGCTTCGGCTCTCCCCATTTCCTCCATCCCAAAATCTGAAAGGCCGCTTCAATGACCGGCACTCTCAACAATACCGTCCCGGCCCGCAATGATGGGTACCAGGGCGTTCAGTTCATGTATCGCAACCTGACCTACTCCGCCGACAATGCCGTGGCGCGGACCATCGGCAAGATTCCCGCGGGGTCGATCATCCTCAAGGCGCTGTCCGGCATCAATGTGCAGACGGTGACCAATGCGGGCACCAACAACCGCATCGATATCGGCACCACGGCCGATGACGACCTTTACGGCACGGACCTGTCGACGGCGACCGCCGGCTTTGTCCCGCTGGACGAGGCCGTCGGCTATCGCGTTTCGGTCGACACGACCATCACGGCGACGCTCGATCTGACCGGCACCGCCGCAACCACCGGCGATCTGGACGTGATCATCGCCTATCTGCCCCCGAACGACTGATCGAGGCGCTTCATGGCACAGGTCATCTACCATCCCGAGCCGGACACCCCGGCCGAAACCACCCAGTACGGCTTTGGCTTCATTGCCGGCGAGCCGACCAAGGTTCCGGCCGGCCGCGCGCTGGACAAGTTCAAGGGCAACCCGTTCTTCGAGGTCATCGAAGATGGCGAGGCCGACCCGAACCCGCCCGGCCTGCGGGCCGTGCATGTCGGTCGCGGCACCTACGCTGTCGTCTATGGCGACAAGGACGAGCGGGTCGTTGACCGCCTCAGCAAGGAAGACGCAGAGGCGTTCAATGCTCTGAACGATGACGACAAGGCCGCCAAGGTCGAAGCCATGAAGGCGGCTGCCTGATGTCGAGGACGCGCGAACAGTTGATCGCCCGCGCGCTGAACAAGCTCGGCGCCGTTGGCGCCGGGCAATCCCCGGAAGCGGAGGACAGCGCCCTCATTGATGACGCGCTGGATTCGATCGTTGCCGACCTCACGGCGCGGGGCATCTATTCATGGGCCGATCCCGATGAGATCGAGGACGCCGCATATGAGCACCTTGCCCAGATTGTCGCCGTGGCCTGTGCCCGCGACTTCGGCAAGGAGCCCGACGAGGGCGTGCGGCAGGTTTCCGAGGCACGCTTGCGCCAGATCAACCCCGTGACGCTGAGCGGGCGCCCGCAGCCGGCGGAGTTCATCTGACGTGGAAATCTCGTTTCCGATCAGCAGTGCGCCAGGCCAGAACAGCGCCGAAAACGGCGGCCGGCTGATCAATGCCCATGTGGAATATGCGCCTGAAGGCTCGCGGTCGAAATATCGCTGGGCATCGGCCCCTGGGCTGACCGCTGCCAAGGAATTGGGAACGGGGGACTTCCGCGGCGCACTCAAGTTCGGGTCCACGCTGGTCGTCGTCAACGATGAAGATTGCTGGTCGCTCGACAGCGACTATACCGAGACGGTGATTTCGACCGGCGGCATCACCAATGATGGCGATCCGGTGATCATGGCGCGCAACATGCGTGCGACCCCGCAGATCATGCTCATTTGCGGCGATGGAACGGCCTTCAAGATCGAGAGTGGCGCGGCCACGTCCTTCACCGACTCCGACCTGCCTGCGCCCAATTCGGTTTGCTTCAAGGACGGATATTTCTTCTTCGGCATCGGCGACGGGCGCTGCTTCGCGTCGGGATTGAACGATGTCACGATCTCGTCGTTGGACTGGACCCGGGCAGAGAGTTCCCCCGATGCACTGGTGCGGGTGTTCCCGATCCCGGCCGGGCTCGTCCTTGCCGGCGAGAACAGCTCCGAGATATACGCCAACACGGCCAATCCGAGCGCCTTTCCGTTCTCGCGCTCGACCGTGCTGCCATTCGGCCTTTTCGGCAAGTACGCCGTCACCGGGTTTGAGGAAGGCTTCACCGGCGCGCCGCTCATGGTCGACAATGGCGGCATTGTTCGCCAGATCATTGGCTACGCCGACCAGCCCGTCTCGACTCCGGCCGTCGAGAAGCTGATCAACGATATTGCCGATCGCAATACCCTCATCGCGTCCTGCTATATGATGCGCGGCCAGCCGATTTACGTGCTGTCGTGCGCGGACTGGACGCTGGAATTCCTGCCGGCCTCGACCAAAGGGCCGGCGCACTGGGCCGAACGCAGATCCTATGGATCGAGCCGCTGGCGCGTCGGAACGCTGGTCAATGCCTTCGACAAATGGCTGGCGCTTGATGTGGCGGGAAATGCCATCCTCGAGGTCACGCCGGGCCGTCGGTACGAAGACACCGACCCCCTGATCTGGAAGGTGCGCTCGACCCAGATGCATCGCTTCCCGGCTCGCGCGACGATCTGGAAAGCGTCCTTCGACATGCAGACGGGCGTCGGCAATGACACCGGCGCCTATCCGATTGAGACCAACCCACAGATCGGCATCGCGCTCTCGTTCGACGGCGGCCGAACCTTCGGCAATCCATGGCTGCGCAGTCTCGGCACGCAAGGCCAGATCACGCCGATCGATGTGAACCGTTGCGGCAACAGCAAGCGCTTTGGCGTGCAGTGGGAACTGACGGTCTCCGACCCGGTTGAAGTGACGCTCTATGGTGGCGCCATGGATATCGAGGAGCGGGCGGCATGACGGCGATCCAGAACCTCCCACCGCTGCTGCCGCAGGCGCAGCCGGCGACGGACGCAGCCGGTCGGTCAACGACCTCGTGGCGCAATTACATCGAGCAGTTGGACAACCGACTGCGGCTGCTCATCAAAATGCTGGGGACGGGGTCAACGACGGTCGGCAATCTGCCCAGCGCGGCGACGGTCGGCGCAGGGGCGCGGGCTTTCGTGACCGATGCAACCTCGACAACTTTCCACAGCACTGTCGCCGGCGGCGGGGCCAATGCGGTCCCTGTCGTCAGCGACGGAAGTTCATGGCTCATAGGGTGACGAATGGCTGATATCCTGACATGGCTCGGCGACATGCTGGGCGTCAACAAGGGCAACGCGACACAGGCGGCGGCCGATCAGAACACCAACGTCATCAAGGACTATGGCACGCAGGCCAACGGCATCATCGATGCCGGCGCCGGGGCGTCCGGTGACTGGCTGAAAAAGGCGCTCGGGCTGACAGGCCTCGATGGGTCGACGCTCTATGCCGATGCTCTCGGGGCCAATGGAGCGGAGGGCTCAACGCGGGCGCAGGATGCGTTTACCACGAGCCCCGGCTACCAGTTCCAGCTTGATCAGGGCTTGCAGGCGCTGGATCGGCGCGCCGCGGCCTCGGGCAACCTTTCGTCCGGCAATGCCGATATCGGTGCCATGGACTACGCCAGCGGGCTTGCAAAGCAGGGCTGGAGCGATTGGCTGGCCAATCTCACTGGTGGCATCGACCGCACCCGCGCGACCTATAGCGACCTGGCCAATCTCTCGAGCGGCACTGCCGGCCAGAAACTCGGGGTTGCCGGGGATGTGGCAAGCGGGCTCACGGCTGCGAACAATATGAAGGCATCGGGC